GGAACATACTGTTCCTTAGTTAAGGCTGTCAGACCGACATAATCGACTGAACTACCTGTTGCTTGTGCCATCTAAAAACTCCTTATTCGTTTTTAAATAATGAATAGTGTCCATCGAGAGCAATCTTAGAAATCGCATCAAAATCATCCGCAATAGGGATGGGTGTGTCACGAGAACCCTTAGTCGTCTTGGTTACTTCGGGTTGTTTCTTCAAACGATTCGCCTCTTCGACTTGTTTTACTGCCTGAGATAAAACCGATTCATCGTTAGCGGTAGCTGAAGCAAAGACATATGCATCTTCCAAGTCCAATCCCTTGTCCAATGCAGTATGCAGAACGCTATTTAAAGCAGAGTCATTATTACCAAGTTCGGGATGCTTTACAACTAATTCCTGTACATCACTTTCAACTTGATTTCGTGCCTCCATCTGCAAGAGTCTTGTTTCCAATTGTTCCACCCGGTCGGTAGATTCTGAGTCGGGTGTCACTTCTTCCGCAATAACATCTTCGGTTTGTGACAGTTCACCGTAGTTGCTGAGTTGTTTAAACAGTTCATGGTCTTCACCGAGATACTCCTTCATGTCTCCATCAATCACGGAATTTAGAGATTCAACAATCTTGTCAAAACTCTTACGTTCCTGAGCAACGTCCTGAGACTTTTGGGTATTCGACCTTTGCCAATCATTTCTGTTATTTAACGACTCAACCGCTTGGGCTAATTCATCAGCATCGTATTCTTGCCCATCTAACTCGAAAACATATTCGTCTTCTTCCGATTCTGTTTGAACTTCTGTGGTTGGTGACTCTTGTTCCGGCTGAGTAGTTTGCTCGGGTTCTGCTTGTTCCTGAGATTCTATTTCAGCAGTAGCTGTGTCTTGGCTATCAACTTGTACGGGAGCAGACTCTTCGGTCGTAGTGCTTGAAGACATTGATGAAGTATCATCTTCATCGGATGAATCAAACAGATGACCTGCTTGGTCGCTCGTTAATGATATACCGTACTCGTTGTCAGACGGGTCAATTATTAATTTTTCACTTGACATATATACTCCTAATTTCGTTTAATTTCCTGTTTAGTCATTTTAGTTTTTTAGTAAATCCTGTGCCTCTGCAATAAGTTCAGGGTTCTTTTTTAAATTAGCCATCATTTCATCCTTATTACGACCAAACTTTGCCGTTATATCAGGAGCCTGTTGACTCATTTCCTGAGCCATCTTCTCCATTTGCGCCTCTTGTTCAGCTTTCTGTTCTGCCATGCGCTTAATTAAGGATTCCTTTTGTGGCATATTTAAATTTTGAATAATATATTCAGGGTCAGTAATTATCCCCATCTGTGCTAACTGCATAATCTTGTTTTCTTGGAACTGCCTATTCTCAGGCAAAGTTGAACCTAATCGAGTGCGAACCATAATGTCCTTATTTTTAAACAGTAAGCCCATCACTTCACGATATTCCATCTTACCTGTACTATGCTGAAATGGAATATTAATCCACTTTGTTCCAAGCTGTTTAAACATAGTCAGCCATAACTGTCCTAAGTTCTGTAGAGCCATTTCTACGCTCCGAGCCTTATAGTCAATCTTAGAACTACTTGCCTTTTGATAAATCTGTGCCTGTATACCACTCGTTACATTCGTATCTGCCTTACCTTGCGTAGCCTTATTAACCCCTGACACGGTTTCAAACATATCTAATAATAGATTGTATAGGTTAAAAACATAACTCGGCATACTTGCAGGGGATTGCATAGTGACCTGTCCTGCTCCACGCTTACGAATGATTTGCCCCGGTTTATTATGTATTTGGTCTTGAACATCTGCTGTTTGGTCAACGACCCACATAGGATTAGCCATAAGGTGTACGTTGTCCATTACCTGTGATGCTATCCTATCCATAGCAAGGTTTAAATGCTTTAACCGTTTCGGTTCAGGTCTACCCCAAAACTGATGAGCGGAACCCATGTTTTTCATGTGTATAAAAGGGAATGGGTGTGAAATATGATTACTTTGCGTGAAAAACGGGTACTTTGACTCGCCATCAAACAATAACACATTTCCTGCTATACAAACCTTCCTAACTCCTTCAATATCTTTTTTATTATCTTCATCTTCGGGGGCTCCATCTTCGGCACTCGCCATATGATTCTTGGAATTGTCCCTGATATAGCACTCAATAAATAGAACCGACTCTTCTTGGTCTGCATAAGCCTGAGATTTTGCTTTATAAAGATTTGTTTGACCTGCTGAATTCTCAATAGCAATAGGGTGGTCACTACTCGTTTGTCCCTGTGTTTTGTGGGCACGGTATTCAGCTAAATCATTATCGCTCCTGACAAATTGACCTTCATCAGGGTACATCCTACGAACTTCATACAAAGGCATAGGAGATGCGTAAATAACCCACTCAGCGTTTTCTAATTTGGTCGCACTTGGGTTAACAAAGAAAGTAAACGGGTCAACAACGTCACAATCAGGAAGGTCATCGTATTGGTTATATGTAACCTTTAATAAACCTGTCCCGTAGACTAAGTAGTCTAACAGCAGTTCTGATATCAGATTCTGCATATCCCGTAATTGCCAAAACTCATCCATTACAGCCTGTAGGGTTTCTGACATTGCGTAATCTACCGGGTCATTACCTACCGCCATTACATCAAGTTTAGGTGGTTGGGAATTCAAAATCGGAATCATTGTATCAATTGAAGACCCGATTAAATCTATAGTCAGCTTATTGCGGAATTCGGGCATATTCACGTTCTCCCAATGATGACCGTGGTATAAAGCCTCTGCCTCACGCCATTCCTGTACCACAGCCTCTCTCGAATCGTGAGACAATTGGAACATCCCCATTACCTTAGCAATAACCTGTTCATCTTGTTTAGATGGTAGATACTCGCCCTTTGGGGATTGCCCCATATATTTTGTAGCCATTAAGCCCTCGCTGAATTTGAACTAACAATAAATTCCATTGCGCTCTCTGAGTCTACTTCAAAGCAGACTCCTATCTGAAAACACCTATTCCAAGAATTCTCAAACTCTCTTGAAGTATATTCACTCTTTTCACTCATTTGAATAATGAGGTCATCCCGTTCTTCGGCATCAGCATCAGACAAAGTGATATCAGTAATCCACTTGCCATTAGTGTTTAAACGTTGTCTAACAGAATATTTCAACTCTGACCTACAGCGGTATATGTATCATTGCCGTTCAACATCTTATCAATCTCCTTCTCCATCCATGACTTTTCCACGACATAATGCGGTTTCCCGATATGCATCAAACCGTACCTTAAACTATCTAATGCGTGGTCTGCGCCATGAGTATCCAAGTCCTCTACTTTAGACTTACTATAAATAGCGGTCGTGAATTCCTTAATTAAGTTTTCACAGTTATTAAAGATTTTAATATCTGCCCCCTTCTCATCCTTATCTTTTTCTTTAAGGTATTCCCGTATCAAGTTCCACCCACTCATCCTGTCATTATTAGCCCGTATGGTAGCAACACCGCCAAATAACATGATATCTGCTATGGACATATTAGAAGGGGCGACCGTATCGCTCCTGTTTGTATTCTGTGGATTTCTAATGGATGTGGAAGGGTCAATAATAGTAGCCATATATTCTTCATCACCTGATAATTCTTTAATCTCTTTTATATGATATGCCAACTCTTTCCCTGCCTGATAATGCTCACGGTACACAAAGACATTTTGGTCATAATCAACAGCAAACCACAGACAACACATAGGTGCTTTATACCCATAATCTATACATCTATATTTATACCAACCCTGTGGAATCTCTTGGGGTTCTATTACATGAAGGGAGCGTTTAAACGTACTGAAGAACTGACCTTGGAATACATCCCAATCACCGTCTAACCACATACGTCTTAATTCATCAGGCAAACTTTCTAACTGCTTTACATAATCGGGGTCAGCCTCTATAAGCGTTGGATTGTCGTATATTTTAGCAGGGATAAACACCTGATTTCTACCGCCCTTACCTTTAATAACTTCATTAGGATTAACAACAAACCTGTCCTTAACCCATTGGTGACCTTGTCCACCGGGATTTGTAGTTAGAAAT